CGCGAGCTCCACGAACGGCGACAAGGTGCTGCCGCCGTTCTTCGGGGTGATCGCGGACTTGATCCACGGGCGGCCGTCGACGCGCTGGATGATCCTGAACGTGGTCTTGTCGGAGCCGAAGTTGAAGTCGGTGGAGCTGTCGGCGGTCATGGTCTGCCGGTCGCCGACCAGGTAGTACGACAGGTCCACGAAGGAGATGTCGCCCTGGGAGCCCAGCGCGCCGGCCTTCTCGGAGATGATGAGCGGGCGGCCGAAGATGGTCATCGGGGCCGAGCCGACGGCCGAGTTGATGAACACGGGGCCACCGCCGACGCCCACCGCGAGGGCCATGGTGAACAGCTCGGGCAGCGCGTCCGGCGAGCAGATCCACACGGCCTTCGAGAGGCTGGAGGGCAGCATGCGGGCGTACATGCTGACGATGTTCTTGTAGGTGATGGTGGCACTGGGCTGACCGGACTCCGCCGCGACGGCGATCATCGCGGAGTTGGCCGCGCCCATGAACCCGAGGGGCTCGCCCACGCCGGAGCCGGACATGAACGCGGCGTCCTCGGAGAACGCGAGCGCCTTGGGCCAGAGGTTCTCGATCAGTGCCGAGAAGCTGACGATGGAGTCCTGAAGGAGCTCGTTCGGGACCGCCGACAGGCCGGTGAGCTTCTTGGCGTCGAGCTCGGCCCGACCGAACTTCGGGTTGGAGTCGGTGAGGTTGGCGCCCTCCTCGCCCCAGTAAGCGATCATCCCACCGAAGACGCTGGACTGGTTCGACGTCGAGTCGATCATCGGGAACGGCACGCGCGCGCTGTCCATCGGCACGACCGTCGCCAGCGGCCGGACCACCGACTCCTCCAGCGCGATCTGCAGCAGCTGGCTGCGGAGGTTCTCCGGCACCAGGAAGCCACCGTCCGACGGCGAGACGCTCGACGCCGCGTTCCGCAGCACGCCGAGCTTCTCCGCGACGCTGGCCTCGGGCGTCTTGTGCCAGATCGTCCGCACGTAGTCGATGTGGTCCTCGAAGTGCTGGTCGAGGATCGCGCCGGCCGCGTGCGGATTGTGGGCGGTTCCCTGCCGGTGCGAGGTGAGCATCGACCCGGAGCGCTTGGCCTGCGGGTCGAAGGACGGCCGGCGGATGGCCTCCTTGTCGGCCTTCTGGCCGTTCTCGCGGAGCATGTTGGCGAGCTGACGCTGGGTCTCCTCCGCAACGATGCGGTTGAGCTCGGTGCCGTCGCCCTGCTGCTTGTCGGCGTACGCGTTGATGAACGCCCCGAGGACCTCCTTCGAGCCCAGGACGTCCTTGAGCCGGCCGGGGTCGGCGAGCATCTCGGCGAGCTCGGCGGCGTTGGCCGGGATGGGGGTGCCCGTCGGGAGGGCGGTGGTGGTGGTCACAGGAGTGCCTCCGTCAGGGTGGCGAACGCGTCGTCGGGTGACGGCGCGGCGGTCAGGTGGCTGGTGGCGTCGGCCCACGGGTCGGGCTCCAGCTCGATTTCTGCCTCGGCCTCCGGCGCGGCCGGGGGCTCGACGGCGGGCGCAGGCTCGGCAGCCGCCGGGGTGGTGTCTGCGGTGGGATCGGCGACTGCCGGTGTCTCGGCCGTAGCCTCCAGCGCCACCTCGGTGACGGCCACGTTCACCGGGGCAGGGGCCTCGGCGCGCGACGCGTACCGGAAGATGCTCAGGTCCCAGGAGTTTTCCGGCGAATTTCCGGAACTCGGTGATCGCGTTGGTGAGACCTCATCAGCCAGCCCAGCCGCAACAGCCTCTTCAGCCGTGTACCAGGTCTCCGCCGTCATCAGCGCCCGCCAGTCGGCGACGTCGCCTCCGGCCTTCTCGGCGTAGACGGAGGCGATGTTGTCGCTCTGCCGGTCGAGGAGGTCGGCCATCTCGCGCATCTCGGCGGCGTTGCCGATGCACAGCCCGCTGCCGTCGTGGATCATCAGCTGCGAGTTGGGCGCCATCACGACCCGGTCGCCCGCCATCGCGATGACGGAGGCGATACTCGCGGCGAGGGAGTCGACGTACGTGGTGACCGTCGCCCGATGCGCACGCAGGGCGTTCATGATGGCGATGCCATCAAAGATCTCGCCACCAGGGCTGTTGATGTGCACGTCGATCGCGGAGACGTCCAGGGCTGAGAGCTCCGCGACGAGGTCGGACGCGGTGATGCCCCAGTACCCGATCTCGTCGTAGATGTGCAGCGTCGCCGGGGCGTTGCCGCCGATGCTGTTGGTCAGCCGGTACCAGTCGGTGCGGCCCTGCCTCAGCTGTGCCCGGGGCCGAGCAGTGCGTAGCCTGCCTGGCATCCAGCCCTCCTCGCCTCAGCTGCCGTCAGCCTCCGGAGGGCCATTCGGCGGTCACGGTGCCTCGGCAGCGGATCCCGCCGTCGCACCCGATGTAACCGCCCGTGCCGTACGCCGCCTCAGCTGCAGCGAGGTTGGGGAACTCGGTTCCGTCGACCTCGGCGCAGGGCTCGCACTCGTTGATGTCGTTGATCTCGCACGCGGTGATGACCACGTCGTCGGGCCCGGCACCGATCGCCGCCAACCTGCCGGTGTTCTGGGCGCGGTGGAGTGCACCGCCGAGCTGGTCCCGGCGGAACCATCCGGCGAGGCCGCGCAGGAACGCGCCGACGGCATCCGCGACGGAGCGCCCTGATGCGGCGGGTGTGGCGAGGCGCATCGCCTCCCGGGCAGCGGATGCGGCCAGGCCAGAGGCCAGGAGGGTGGCGGTGGCCTGAGCGATGGCGCCCAGGTCGGTGCCGAGCGCATCACGCATCGCCGCGCGGTTGGTGAACTGCGACGGCATGATGCGGATGCCCTGCCGCCCGGCCTGCTGGACGATGCGCTGCGCAGCCTGATCGGCCATCACCTGCAGCGCGCGGGTGAGCGCCTCGGCGGCGGTGTCCGTCGGCACGGTGAGGCCGGCAAGGGCCGCGGTGTCGCCGGCGTCGACCGCAGTCTCGATCTGCCCCTCGAGGTCGATGATCCATCCGGCCTCGATGCTGCCCCAGGTGGCGGTGAGACTGGCGAGGGCTTGCTCATGGTCGGCTCGGACGTCCTCCAGGTCGGCGTCGGCGGAGTCCCGGAGGCGGAGACGTCGGCCGGCGCGGGGCCGGTGGTCGTGCCGGTTGACGGGCACGCTGAGCGGGGGCGCGGGCGCAACGTGGGTCATCGGCGGGAGGCCGACGGTGTGGAGCACCTCGGCTGGGTCGTATCCGGCTTCGACGAGGACGGCAGCGGCGGTGGAGCGGGTGGTCAGCGCAGCGTTCTCGGCCTCCTCGTCCTCGGGGACGGGGCTCTCATAGTCGAACTCGAGGCCGGTCGCGGTGGCGCCGAAGAGCGGCAGGAGCTCGAAGTTGAGGGCGGCCTTGAAGCGCTCGAGTCGGGGCTCGGTGAGCTGCTCGGCGAACCACACCCGCGATGCGTCGGCGGTGGCCCGGTTGACGTCCTGCACCTCGCCGAGTGCGAAGGCGGGCATGCCGAACGCCTCGCGGATCACGTCCCGGGAGACGGCCCGCAACTCGGCGAACTGCATGTCCCTCTGCGTGAATTTCCTATCGACCCAGGTCGCGCCCTGCTCCATGATCGCCACGCGGTGGGCTGCGGCCACGCCGCGGTGCTGCTCGGCCCAGCGCATCCGCATCTCGTCGAACTCGTCGTCATCAAGCCTGCGGTCGACGGCGATGATGCCGCCCGGCTCGGCCGAGTTCAGGAAGAAGTTCCGATTCCACTCCGCGCTGTACCGGCTGGCGTCGGCGTCCGTCAGGATCGCCTGCACCGGCCCCAACCCTCGGTACGTGTCCATCGGGTTGGGCATGCGGATCTGGATGACCTCGTCCAGCTTGAGCGGCACCTGCTCGCCGTCCGGCCCGGTGTACACGTAGCCGACTAGGTAGTCCGTCGGCGACGGGATGGGCGTCATCCGGTCCGGGCGGACGGGCCATAGCTCCAGGGGGATCGGTGAGCGCGGGTCTCGGGCGATCACCCACCAGCCCTCGCCGGTCAGGTCGATGTGCTGCTGCTCGACCTCGACGAACTCCTGCCTGGGCATGAACCCGTTGGGCTTGTTCCACAGGTCGAGTGCGGCGTGCGAGGTGACCTCGACCCGGTCTTCCTTCCGCCCGCTCTTGGCCTTCCGGTAGAGGTGCCACTCCACCTGGGCGGTCGACGTGGACGTGCGGTTGACGATCGAGAAGAGAGTGCCGACGGAGCCCATGGCGCGCATCTGCGCGGTCATCCCCGACGGCGAGCCCCACATCGACGACATGCCGCGGCCGACACGCGACGGGGCATACGCGACCGGCGCCCTGTTCAGCAGAGAGCGGATGAACGACGCCACAGGTGGGCCTCCTAGCGACGCGGCCTGTCCGAGATTGCCATCTCAGCGCACAGGCAGGACGCGCCGGCGGCGACCCAGCCGAGCGGCGGCCAGGCGAGCCACAGCCCGTAGGAGACGAGCCCGAGCCCGGCGATGACCAGCACGATGGGCAGTAGGGGGCGGAGTAGGGCGGCGATCTGCTGGTAGGGCATCACATCCACCTCACGCGGGGTCGGGAGCGTAGGTCTGCCTCGGCGACGGCGTACCGCATCGCGTCCATGCCGTGGTCGTCCTTCTTGACGGGGGCTTCTTTCGGCGGTTTGCCGGGGCCTGGAGGCTCCCACACGTACCCGACGATCTCCTCGGCTGTGCAGGTGGGCAGCTTGGCCTCTACGAGCTCCGGGTCCTTGTCGACGAGGGCGTCCTCGCACAGGAAGATGCGGGGCTTTCCGTCGCCAGCTTCCTTGAAGCGGGCCTGTGCGGCTTCGAGGCCGTCCTTGACGGACTTGTGGGCGGCGATGGTGCCCATGCCGAGGTGGCGCTCCAGGGTGGCGCGGTCTTCGGCGTCGTGGTCGCAGATGACGAGGCGGGGCTTGTCTTCGGTCCACTGGCGGATGCCCGCCTGGATGTCCTCGCGGATGTCCTTGGCGGTGAGGACGGTGCGTTTGGGAGCTGGCCTGACCAGCTTGGTCATCTGGAGGAGCATGTCGCGGGCGTGGTCTTCGACAAGGGTCTTGGTCTTGTAGATCTCCTTGTAGAGGTGGAGGCGTCCGTCGGGGTCTTCTGCCCACCATTGGGCGCAGAACGGGTTGGTGAAGCCGAAGTCGACGACCAGGCGCCGTGGCCACTCGGGCCGGACGACGGCTTTCGGGACGAGGTGGGTGGCGGCGTTCCAGTGCTCGTAGATGAGGCCTTCGGCGGCGGCCCACTGGCCGTCACGGAGCCGCAGCCTGCGGACTCCGGTGAGGGCGTCGAGCTTGGCCATGTAGGCGATGCCTTCGTGGGTGAGGCTGCCGTCGGCGTTGACGAACCTGGGGTTGTCGCGGTGGATGCTGGTGAGCATGCGCATCTTGCCTGCGTCGGCGCGCTGCTTCATCCAGTGGGTGGGGTGGCCGGGGTTGGCTGCGGCGATCTGCTGCTGCCAGGAGAGGCCGCCGTTGCGGAGGCGGGTGCCGATGGCTTCCCAGTCGTCGACGGTGAGTTCGGTGGCTTCGTCGGCGAACACGAGGTCGTACTCCGAGCTCATGATCTTCTCGGGCTTGTCCATGCCGCCGACATTGATCACGGCGCCGTTGTCGTAGTAGTAGCCCGCAGCTTCCTGCTGGCTACCGCCGTACCACCGGCACAGGCCGGAAGCGACGGCCTCCTTCACGACCTTCTTCTTGAACGTCACCAGAGTGGTCGAGGTAAGCGAGACGGCGGTCTTGCGAACGATCAGACCCCGGAAGTCCGGGTTCGACACGGCCACGAGGTGCATGCGGTACAGGCAGGCGAGGGACTTGCCGGTGCCTGCCGCGCCCACGATGCACAACTCAGGCTCGCGGGCGCGGAACAGCTCGGCGGCGGCACCGCGCGGCTCATAGCGGACGACGGTGGCTGTGGTCATGACGGGCCCAAGGTCCGCCGCAGGGCCTCGCGCAGCTGTCGCAGAGTCTCTGGCGACGTGTCGAACTCCAGCTCTGCTGGGCTGGCCGCTGTACCGACGGGCGAGTAGTAGGTGCAACCTTCCTCGCCGACAATGTCGAACCGCCTGACGGTTGGGGTGGCTGCGAGGGGTACGTCGTCGAGGTCGCAGCCAGAGCACCCGGTGTTGCCGCAGGCGCAACAGCCCGGGCACTCGCCAACGCACCAGCCGCCGCACGGCCAGCCTGCGAAGTCTCCGGGCAGCGGCTCGCGGGTCACTGCAGCCGCCCGGTCGCGATGAGGATCAGCACGGCGATGAAGGCCAGGTTGACGAGGGTGATCCACGCCGCCTGCCCGCTGGTCATCGGCCGCCGGGCCCTTCCGACGGATTCGGGCATGAGCACGATGGCCAGCAGGTGCCATGAGATCAAGATCCAGCATGCGATAACCACGGTTCGCTCCCCGCTCCTTGGGCGCTTTCGTGCCCACCGTCGCGGGGAGCCGTGACAGCTACCGCAGGTCGTCCGGGTTGATGCCGACGACCTCGTACGTCACGCCGCCGGAGACCTGCGTCTTGGCCGGCTGGTCGAGCCCGAGGAGCTTGCGGCGGGACTCGGAGATGCGGACGATGCGGTCGATCGCCGAGAGTACGGGCCCGTCGTCTTGGAGCGCTTCGCCGTCGAGGCGGACCACCTGCCCGTTCGATACGACGATGTGGTGCCGCTCCAGCACCTTCAGCGCGGCCCGGTGCATCTCGTCGAGGCGGTCGAGTTCGAACTGCACGGCGTCTTCCGCGGCTTCGCGCACCACGTCCTGCATGGCGTGCTTGACGGCGGTGTGCGCCGTCTTGACGTCGATTTCGAGCGCTCTGGCGATGTCCCGGTAGCTCATGCCTCGCGAGCGCATGCGGGCTGCCTTGGCGTCGCGCTCGGCGGTCTCCACGGTGCGGATGAACTTGCCGTCGCCGTCCCGTGCCTGGTCTTCCACGCTCATGGTCTCCCCTTTCCCTGGCGGTCAGGGTAGGGAGGGCATGGGTCAGCCCCCGGCCGGAGCGGGACCGGGGGCTGACGTTGCGGGCGCCCGGACCCCTCTAGGTGCCTGCTGTGCATCCCCACACCGGGCCGGCGCCGCCCGAGGGGAGTCGGTGCGGGCGCCGGGCCCGTCCGAACAGTGGCAGCCAGGCGGGACAGCAGGTCACGATTCGGGTTCGGGCACTCCTGGGCGTGGCGTGGCTGGGATGCTGCTGGGCATGGCTGATGCGAAGCAAGCGCCGGTTGTGCTGTTGTGGGCTGGGCGCCTCCTGCCTGTTGGTGGCGTCCTGTACGGGATGTGGCCGATCGGGGAGTGCGGTTCAGCGTTCTTCCCGAGCAGTGGGCTGGACTCGTGGACTGCTGCTGCTTGTGATGGGGCCCTCGCGAACCGGGCCAACTTTGCGATCTTGCTGCTGGTTGCGGGCCTCATCGCGCTGGGAGTCGTGCAGTCCTTCTACTGGCGCAAGCCGAAGGGCGGGGACGAGTAGCGGCTCGTCGCCGCTTCAGGCGAGGCGCCAGTCTCCGTGTTCGTCCTGGAGCATGTGCTGTCCGCATCGGCTGCAGGTTGCGTTCGGGGCGGGGTCGCTGAGGCTGGTCACGATGATCGGGTCGTGGGTGATGCAGGTTCCGGCGCGGCCGAGCGCGCGGAGCCCGATGGCGAGGGCTGCGGCGCTTCCGGGCTCGGGTTGGATGCCGAGCTCGTCGTACTCCATGACGGCGATGGCGATGCGGTCAGGGCGGGGCGCAGGTAGTGCGGGTGCTGGTCTGCGGTGGAAGAGCCTGCGGAAGAGCATCATGCCTCCGGTGCCCAGGCGGCCCGGTATGCGGGGTGATCGGCGTACGCCAGGGCGAACTTGCGGAGCGCGTCTTCCATGGCGGCGGCGAAGCCGCTCACGAAGGTCGCGTGGTAGTCATGGGCACGTTCAGCGAGGCGTAGGACGTCCCGCTTGGCGTCGACCTCGGCCAGCACCCGCGCCGGATCGTGGCGGACGATGTGCTCGGCCTCAGCGGGGAAGACGTCCTTGGCGCGGAGGGTGTTGCCATCAGCATCGATGATGGCTCGGCCGGACTCGGTTACCTTCCAGCGCTGTTCCGGCTTACCGCGGTGCCGTCCGATGAGCGCCAGCGGGTCGAGCGTGCCAAGCGCCGCCTGCTCGTCTTCGTCGAGGCGCGCCCGCAAGAACGCCACCAGATCGTCGGTCATGGCTACTCGATTCCTGCTTCACGGGCGCGCTGAATGGCTTGCTCAAGGTCGGCGGCCAGCGACCCGATCACCGTGATCAGTTCCTCACGACTGTGGGTGCCGAGGTGTTCGCGACCGGCCTCGTTCCTGGGCGCGGGCGCCAGGCAGATCGGGCAGAGCTGCTCGGTCGGGTTGCTCATCCCTCATCCTCTCGCAGGGGCGCTGCCAGATCGTCGGTCACATCTGCTCCAGCCCACGCACGGCCCGATCGAGCTCGCGCCGGTACAAGCCCCGAGCGTCCTGCCAGCGGTTCAGGCAGTCCTCAGCACCGACAGCCGTGAGACCGCCCTGGCTGGCCTCGACCAGGCAGTCGCGGGCGACGCTCAGCTCCATCTCTCCGGCGGCCACTGCCCGGCCATAGAACTCGATGTCGTCCACCTGTGCCATGAGCTCATCCTCTCGTCATGCTGTCGCGCCAGCCGGGGATGTCCCCGACGTGGATGATGGCGTCGCACCAGTGGCACTGCCACTCGCCGAGGTCCAGGTCGTCGGCCACCGCACGGCAGTGCACGGGGTATCGGTACGTGCCGATCCACTGGATCGACCAGGTGTCACCAGGCGGGTGGGGCTTGTCGGCCATGGGCTCATCCTCTCGCAGAGATCCCGCCCCGGGCAGTCCCCGGGGCGGGTGAAGCTGGCGGTAGGCGCTCCGGTAGGAGTCGCGGTAGGGGTCCGGTAGGCGGGCCGGTAGGAGCACGCTGACCTGCGAGTCCTACCGCGACCCCCGCCCCAGGGGAGGGGCCGCGAGCGACCCCAGGGGAGCGGTCAGACGGCCTTCTGCAGCACCGCCGGAACGGGTGCCGGGACGGCCTCCGGGAGGGCCTTCAGGCGCACCCCCAGCCGCACCCGCTGACGGCGCCGGAACGTCAGCTTCAGCTCCTCCACGGGCAGGCCCAGATCCTCCATCAGATGGGCCTTCAGGTCGGCCTTCTCCCAGCCGCCGAAGAGGCCCCTCCGCTGGCCCTCTGTGAGGACGTCGTCGAGGTGCGCGGCGGTGCCCTGGTCGGAGGTGTTGGCCACGTGCCGGATGAGGGCCAGCAGCACCTGCAGGGGCGGCTCCTCGTCGATCCACTCCCCGTCATCGTCGGCAGCCGCCTGCCCGGAGGCAGCTCCCTTCTCCGCCTCTCCGGACGCGGCGGCCGGCACGTGGCCTTGGCCGGCGACCAGCGCGGCCAGCACCCACAGCAGCACGCTTACGGTGACCGCCGTGGGCAGCCACGCGCCGACCAGCGGCCAGAACAACCACAGCACCCCGGCTGTCCCCCCGGCGCGCCAGGCCCACATCACGAACGGGCGCTTCACGTCACCCTGCTCGGCCTTCGCCGCCGGGTGGCTCGCGCAATGTTCGGCGTGGCTGGGCCTTTTGTGCTCCGGGTGCTCGCACGGCTCGGGCCCCGGCTCGGTGTTGCGGGCCTTGATGGCGGCGACGATCCGGCGGTTCCCGGCGGCGAACGTCGCCAGGTTGACGCCCTTCAGGTAGCCGCGCATCAGGCACCGAACCCGTGCAGCAGGGACGCCATGATGGTCACGGGCACCGCGAGAACGCCCCCGGCGGCCGAGAGCGCGCCAGGCAGAGCAACCCCCACGATCAGGTCCTTGGTCATGGTCGGCTTGGTGCCGAATCCGATCAGGATCAGGGTCACGGCAACCGCGCCGGCGCCGATCGGGCCTACGGCGCCGGACTGCTGGCTGACCGTCTGGTTGATCGTTGTGGCTACGGTGCTGAGCTGGGCCAGCGCCTGGCCGCCCCCGGCGGAGAGCAGGCCGAGCGCGGCACCCCAGTAGATGACGTGGTGGTCCTTGACGGGCTTGAGCCTTCCGCCGCCCTTCTTGTGGACGAACAGAGCGACGATGATCAGGAGGATGGCACCGCCCGATCCGATTGCTCCGAACATGACGGCCTCCTAACGGGCAGTGGGGACGTGGCCGTACAGGACGGCGATGGTGGGGACGAGGCCGCACATGGCGACCAGCGCGGAGGCGAAGGGAACCCGGGTGAGGATCACGCCCACGAGCGCCCACTGGCGGGCCTCGGAGACCCGCACCTTCCCCTTGCTGCGGAGCCACCAGTCGACCCACCAGGTGGCAACTACGGCGCCGACCTGGACCGGCTACGACAAGTGCGCGAGCGCCTAGAACACCCCGACCTCCCAGCCGATGCCGACGGACACGGCGGTCAGCAGCACCCACTGCCGGAACCGCTTGGCACGCTCGCCGTAGTGCTGCCGCCACAGGGCGGTGGCGGCCCGCTCGGCCGCCTTCCGCTCGGCACGGTGCCGGGCCTCACGCTCGGACTTGGTCTCGCCTGCGGCGATGAACGCCGCCTCACGCTCGGTCTTCCGGCGGGTGGCCCTCTCCTCTGGGGTCTCGGCGATGATGGCCGCGATCCGCTCGAGGACCGCGGCGGGGAGGACGTGCGACGGGTCGTCGTCTTCGCCCGGCTCGCCCTCGAGCTCCTCGTCCGGTTCCTCGGTCACCTCCGGCTCCGGTTCATCCACCGGAGGGCGGTGTACGCGGCGGCGGCTGCGGTCGGCTCCCCTACGGCCAGGGCCCACCAGATCAGACTGTGCATCGTGCTCCCCCTTCGGGTGGCGGATTCGGCGGCGCATCATGACCGCCACCACTTCTTGGGCGCGGGTTCGACCACCCAGCTGGTGCGTCCTGCGCGGTTGCCTTCGATCTGGCGGTGGCCGGCGCGGTCGGCTCGGCGGTTGGCGGCGGCGCGGCGTTGCTGACCGGACTGCTCCGGCTGGCCCTTCCCGAGTCCGAACATCACGCGGACACCCGCCGGATGAGCCGGTCGACGGTCGCCTTCGCCACGGTGTCCCCGTGGAACCAGCGGACAATCGGGAGGGCGGTGTCCGAGTCGGTGATGCCGTCGCGGACAAGCCGCCGGACAGTGTCCGTGATCGCCTGGTCGGCCTGCTTGGCGCGGAAGTCGAGCAGGCCCGCTGACCTGCTGTCCGTCGTGTCCGCGTGCTGTCCGGACACCTCGCGGACCGTGTCCGAGTCGGTGCGGATGCCAATACGGGCGAGCATCTCGACGACGGCCTCCGGGTCGGCGTCGGGCACGGTGGCGAGCGCAGCGAGGACAGCGGACCGGACAGTCGCAGACACGCTGTCCGCGCGTTCGGGCGCCTTGTCCGCGTCGGGACCGGTCGGGAGCGCGAGCATGGTGTCGGCCCACTGCCCTTCGACGCGGGCGAGCTGACGGTCGACAGCGGCGAGGGCGAGACGCCCGCCCGCCTCAGCCATCCGCCTGTCCACCCAGCCCTGCGTGAGGTGGTCGAGGGGCTTGGCGGTGTGCCGCATGACGATGGTCCACGTGCCCTTGGCGAGCGCGGAGACGACGGCGCCGACCAGGCCGACCGCGATGCCCGCACGGCCACCGGTGAGCAGGCCGTTGGTGCAGACGGACCCCATGGCGACGAGGAGCGCGATGTGGCCGGCTCGGCGCGGGAGGACGGCGGCGGCCGGGTTGTAGCGGCTGAGCCATTCGACAGCCATGCAGACGATCCACACGAGGTCGAAGGCAGTGGCGGTGCCGTAGGCGATGGCGGGTTCGACGGCGCGGCTGAGGAGGGAGCCGATGCTGGTGGTGGACCAGGTGACGGAGGCAGTGAGGATCGCGGCGGTGACGGTGGTGACGCCGTTGAGGACGAGGTGGTCCCAGTCGCGGGGCGGCACGGGCACCTGGACGGTGTACTTCTCGGGGACGAGCTGGGTGTGGCCGTTGATGGTGACTGGGGTGATGCGTTCGCGGGTCTCGGCGCGTGTGCGGTGGAAGGTAGGGTGCTGGCTGGTCATGGGGTTTACTCCCGTGATCAGAGGGTCCGGTTGGCGGTGATGCCGCGGGTGTTCCAGCACTCGCGGGCGGAGCCGGCCGGGCCCTTCTGGGTTAGAGGTGTTCGTCGATGAGGCGGCGGATGACGGCGGAGCGGCTCATGCCGGTGGCTGCGAGTTTGCGGAGTTGGGTGGCGTAGAGGGTGATGCCGCCGATGACCTTTTTGGTGGGGGGTTCGGTGGGCGCGGTGGCCTGGGGTGACCCCTCGTCAGAGGTGTGCATATGCACAAGGTAGCAGCTGTGCATATGCACGGCAATCGGCATGCTCGACGTATGCATATGCAGCCTTTAACCTGGGCGAATGGTCAGCCGAGCGAAGGACACCCACACCACGAACCGGGTCGTCCGCGTCCCCGATGAGGACTGGGCGGACCTAGGTGAGCGCGCTGGCAACCGGGCGCAGGTGCTGCGCGAGCTGATCGCCTGGTACCTGCGCCGACCGGGCGCTGAACTGCCAGAAAGGCCGCCCATCACGAAGTGACGGACGGCCTCCGACCTGCGCGCATCACGGCGCCTCAGGTGCGGTGGGACTGCTCCTTGCGGGCGTTGAGGATGGCTTGGGCGGCGCGGCTCTGTCCGAAGCGGTACCAGTGCTGGTCGTCGCCGGCTTCGGATGACGGCGGCAGGCTATGGACGATCGCGGCGGCTTCGGCGAGGGTGCGGTTCCGCACCTCGGTCTCGTGGGCGTCGAGGAGTTCGGCGGCCTGCTCGGGGAGCTTGAACGAGACGTGGAACGCACGCTCGATGCGCTGGCGGGCGTTGGCCATCAGGACTTCTCGGTCGGGTCCGTCGCCGGGGTGCGGCGAGTCTGGTGCTGCTCGCGCCAGTGCTGGTTTGCGGCCTCAATGGCGACGCCGAGGCTGCTGGTGTCGCAGAAGATCAGCTCGGCCGGGCTGCAGTGGTGGCAGCGGATGCCGCCCTGGTCGAACGAGAAGTCGTGCAGTCGGGGCGCGTACGCCTGGTGGCGGATGATGACGGCCTCGGGTTGGCCGTCGCGGGTGACGAGCAGCGGGCCGCGTGTGCGGTGACTGTCGAGCCCGGCGATGGTGTCGCTGAGGTTCAGGGCGAGGTCGCGGATGTCGATCGGGTTCATCAGGTCTCCAGGGCGTAGCCGGTGCGGCGCGACTGGCCGGCGTGGGTGGTCGGGGAGGCGTGGAGCTGGGAGAGGCGGATCTTGCCGAAGATGACTCCGCGTCGGTCGGTGTCGAGGTAGCGCACCTCCGCGTGATCACCATCGACCCGCTCGATCCGCAGCCGGGTGACCCGGACGACGCGCGGGTCGCACTGCTGGTACGTCTGGCCGGCCTCGATCGGCATCAGGACTCCTCGCGGGTCTGGCCGCAGCCGCGCTGGTGGACGGTCTCGGCGCGGCAGGAACACGAGGCAGCCGCCAGCGGGTGGTCACGCATGGCCAGCAGGGCACCGATGGCGAAGTTGATTCCGGGCGCGCGCTTCGAGTCCGGGGCCAGGGTGACGAGGCGGTTGAACCGGCCGATGGCCTCATTGAAAGCGGCAGCGCGGGTGCTCGCGATGCCTTCGGCGATCGCGGCGTCGACGAGGCCCTCCAGGCGGGCCACCGCGTCGGGGTACTCCTCGGCGGTCGGGTCCTCGCCGGCGCGCAGCTCGGCCAGCAGACGGTCACGGGCGGTGGTGGTCATGGTCAGGGCTCCTCGGAGTAGTCGCAGCAGAGTTCGCAGCACACCTCGTCGTCGACGTATCCGGCTTCGTCGCCTTCGTTGATGCGGTCGCCGCAGCTGTTGCAGTCGCTGTCGAAGCGGGCAGTGAACCGGGCTGCCATGTCAGTTCTCCTTCGTGGCTCGGGCCTTGCGGGCGTAGCGGATCTCGCGGAGCTCGTTGCCGATGCGCTGCACCCTGGCGTTGGCTCGCTGGTAGGCGGTGCGGGCGTCATCGAAGTCGGCGAGCAGGCGCCGTTCGCGGTCGTCGAGTTCGGCGTCGGTCAGGTCGGCGAGGGGGTCCATGGTGGTGTCCTCAGTGCTCGTCGGGGCGGTGGGCGGCGGGCGCCTGCACGAACACCTCGACCTCGAAGCGGTGGCCGTCCGGGCAGTCGACGTACATGCGGGGCCCGGTCAGGCCGCACAGGGTCTCGACCTCGAAATCCGCCAGCTCGGGGCTGGTGCAGTCGGGGTTCGGGCAGGCGATCACGGCAAGCTTCTTGGGGGCTGGTTGGTGGCCGGGGCGCAAACCCCGGCCAAGGACGGTCAGATGTGCGTGGTGTCCGCCGTCACGACGACTGGCCTCGGCCCTGGTCGTACACCCGGGTGCGGGCAGGTGGGCCGTCCATGTGGAGACCGCACACCGGCAGCCACTCCTTGACGTCGCGGTACCAGCGCCATCCGATGGACTCGGCGTCGCAGCCGCCGCCGTCGCAGGACCGGCCGTAGGTCTCCTCCACTGGCGCATCGGGCAGGCGGGGTGAGGTACCAGCGGTCAGCTGGGCTCGCTCGGGAATGCCTCCGACGGGCGGTTGGCGAGATCCGGGGCAGAGCTGGGTCTTCAGCAGGTGGCTCCTGACGAGGCCGCCTGCGACGAGTTGGCGTTCCTGGCCGCAGCTGGCGCAGGTGCCGCGCTCTGGGGTGCCCGTCACTTGCTCGCCTTGATCTCGTTCTGTGCGATGCGGAAGTTCTCGCTCACGAACTTCGCGTGATCATTCGGCGCGCACTGCGGGCGATCGCAGGTCAGTGCCTCGCGTACGACGTTGGCCATGAACTCCACGGAGTCGTTCGCCTCGGGCGGGTTGGTCACGGTGGTCTCCTGGGTGTTGGGTTGGGTGGCTGGCGGGAACACGGGGCGGTCAGGCGGGGCGGCTCATCGCGGCGTTCAGGACGGAGACGTCCGACTGGGCGTTGAGCTCGGCGATCAGCGGGCAAGGCCACGGAACGCTGTACGGCGCCCACTCCGGGCCTTCACCTTCCTCGTCCTCGCTCTGCTCGCAGTGCTGACAGACGCGCCCGAGGAACGATCGGGAACACAAGGTTCCGTCTTCGCCCTCTTCGCTGTGGTCGCTCTCGAACTCGTCCGACCCCTCGTCCTCGCACTCGCAGTCGTCGGCGTACCTGAACACCTCGACGGACTGGTGCTGGTACCGGACGATCAGGTCCGGGTACGTCGCCTCGATGTGCATCCGGAACCGCTCGGCCATCTCGGCGGCGGTCTCGTTCTGGTACGTGAGCGGGCTCATCCACAGGGCGTGGCGGACAGCTCCCTCGGCGCGGAGGGCACGGCGCTTCCACTGTGCGACAGTCAGCTCGGCGGGGGTCTCGGTCACGGCGGTCTCCTTCGGGTGTGGTCGGCGGGCGGTCAGGCGGTAGGTCAGGCGGCGTAGGCGAAGGTGAAGCCGCCGGCGTTGTCCGGCAGGCCCTCCCACGAGGACAGGCAGTCGGAGCACGCCTTGTCTCCGGACGGTCCGGGCTGGAGTTCCTGCGGCTCGCACTCCCAACCGCAGAACTCGCACGACGCGGTGTCGTCGGGGTCGAGGGCGGGGGTCACGGCGGGCTCCTTCGGCAGGTGATGCGCGGGCGGGGGCAGGTCAGGCGGCGAGCAGCAGGGCGGCGGCGAGCGCGTGGTAGCAGCGGGTGGAGCGGAGGCCAGCGGGGCAGTTGCACTGTCCGGTGATGGCCGTGAGGTAGAGGGCGGTGCCGTCGGAGCTGACGGAGCGGCAGACGCGGGGGCGGATCTGGACGATGGCGCCGTCCTCGATGAGCTCGTGGGCGGCGGCGACCTGGGCGGGGCTGTAGCCAGTGGCGGCGGCCTCGGCCTGTCGCATCTTGGCCTGGCAGGTGCGGCCGTAGCCGCGGGCGGCGCTGGCCGAGCTGGTGAGCTTGCGTCCGCAGCGGATGCAGTTGGTGTGCTCGGCCATGATGGGCTCCTCCCGAAGTTGCTGCCAACTTTCTTGGCACTTCGAGTATGGGCTACGGGCCACCTTGATCGCAACAAAGTTGGCAGTGAATCTGCGAAGAAAGTTGGCGGCTCGCCCCCGCGCTCCACTGCCTAGTCAGTTGGCAGCCACCCATGCGACCATGTCCACCATGACCAGCCCCGACAAAGCCGCCTGGCTCCGCCGCATCGACCGAGCCACAGCCGCCCACGAGAAGACCCGCCAAGCCCTCGAAGACCTCGTCGCCGACGCCCGCAATGCGAAGGTCCCGCTGCTGACCATCGCCGAACACACGCCCTGGTCCCGCGAGTGGTGCCGCAAGATCGCCGACCGGATCGACGCTGAACGTCTTGCCAAGCAGGCGGCCCGGGAGTCCACCCCCGACGCCTGACCAGCGCCCCGCCCGAAGCCGCCGGCCACCGCCGAGCGGCGCATTCGCGTGCCCGCTCACGGAGCCACCGCCGGGTTCACCGGACACGTCCACGCCCAGTGCACCTCCCGGATCCCCGCGCACTCCTTCCGGTCATGCCAGCACCCGCACAAGTCCGGGGCGTGCTCCCACAGGTGGTTGCCGCACGGCGGCCAGTCCGGGCCGTACGGGCGCTGCGGCAACGTCGCCCGGCGGCCACGCGGCTGACGGAGCGGCTGACGGCGGCTCACTCCCAAACCACCGGCGCGGGCCGCCCTGCCCGCCTGTGTGCCTGCCTGACGGCGTCCCAGCCGATGCCGAGCCGTACGGCGATGCCCTCCCGCGACAGGCCCTCCGCGACGAGCTCCGCTGTGTCCTCGACCACGGCCTGCACTCGGGACACTTCCCGGCCGAGGTCCGGCTGCGCGTCCGGGGCGTCGATGTCGTCCCAGGCGAGCGCTGGCGCCCACTGGTGGCGCTCGGCGAGGAGTCGGGCTCGGCGGGCGGAGATCGGCTTGACGCCATGCTCCTCGGGCTGCTGGTCCCACAGGCGCCGGAACACCCGGGCGACCGCCGCCTCGGTTCGCACGGCCACCATGTCGTGCTGCTGGTGCAACAGCCGGTACAGCTGGTTGGGGTGGATGCCGAGTTCGGCGCCGAGGCGTGCGGCGGGCCAGCCGGCATGGATGAGGGCCTGCAGCCGGCGGCGGGTGCCGTGCGGGGGGACCATGGCGACGCTGACGACGCGCTTCCGCGTGGTGGGGACAGGCACGGCGAGGATGCGCTGCTCGGTGCGCACGCTGATGTTGGCACGCCTGTTCGCGGCGGTGTCGAGGGTGCTGTGGCCGATGTGTGCGGCGGTCCGGATCTGCTGGTCGGTGAGTCCGGCATGGCGGAGCTGCTGGATGTGGGTGGCGGCCCGGTTGGGGCTGACGGTGCGGCGGGTGGGGGTGCCGTGGGTGCGGAGGTACTGGCGGTGCTTGGGGCTGAGGACCGGGGTGGTGGGCATGCGCTGTCCCTCGAGGTCGTGGGCTAGGCGGGTTGGTAGTCGGCGAGGTCGCGGAGAACGTTGCGGGTGTGGCGTGGGGGCGGCTCGGGGGTGGGCTTGGGATCGTCGTCGGGGTCGAGGTCGAGCCCGGCCTCGATGGCCGCCCACCGGTCGTCTTCGAAGCGGCTCACGGCTGGCCGCCTGCCGGAGTAGCGAGGTTCGGCTTCAGCACGACGCCCAGCGTCTGGCGGACGCGCGCCCGCATCTGCTCCTCGCTTGGCAGCGCCATGGGCTCCGGTGCTACGGGCAGCTGGTCGGCGATGCACTGCTGCACCAGGTCGCGCTGCCGGTCCTCCTCCGACCGGACTGCCCACCACGGCTGTGCACCTTCGCCGAATGCGGCACCGTAGTGATCGGGCAGGGGGTCGAACGGCAGCAGAGTTCCGGGGATCCAGCTTCCGAGCCAGCCTCCGTTGTTGTCCTCGAGCTCGGCCAGTCTGGCGTCGGCCGCAGCGGCGCGCTTGCGGGCTGACTGCCAGGCGAGGCGGTACCGCTCGGCGCGGTCCTCTGCGGGCCTGGGGCAGCACTCGGCACACGGGCAGCAGAACGGCTGGTCGAGGTAGTTGCGGTAGACGACCGCAGTCGAGCCGCACTGGCAGCAGACGGGCGCCTGCTGGGCCTCCTGGCTGGCTACGGCTCCGTTCAGGACAGCGATGGTGGGGCACGGCCACGGGACGCCGTGACTGCCCGTGCAGGCCGCGCAGAGGCCGTACTCCTCGCGATGCAGGGCCCGGACACGGGCTTCTGCCTGACGCCGCTGGGCCAACTCGTCCTCGGCCGCACGAAGCTGGGCCTCGAGGCCGCGCACCTTGGCCTCATGGCGCTCGTCGCAGCAGACCAACGGCACCCGGACCGCGAGCCGGTCGCGCTCGGCGGTCATGTCCTTGAGCTGGCCGCCAAGTTGCTGCACCTTCGCCATCAGGCCGCCAGCGGTGCGGCGGGCTTGCTCGAGCTGCTGCTTCACCTGCTCGTGGTACGCGTCGGTCACGGGGTGCCTCCTTCCTGGGTCTTAAGGAGCTCGCGGCGCTGGGAGCGGATGACCTGCTCGTAGTCGGCGGCTCGCGCGACGAGTTCGGCGATCTGCTTCTCCATGTGGTCGATGGCCGTGTAGCAGGCGGTGAGGCCGTCCCGGAGGATGGTCGTTTCGAGGCCGCGCAGGGGGCGGCGTGCAGCGGTTTCGACGAGGACGTGCAGCTGTTCGCGGCTGATCGGGGTCATGCTGCGGTCTCCTGCCTCGCGGGGGCCTGTGCGGCCCGTGGCGGGCGTGCGGGGGTCGGGTTGGGCCTGGGGGCCGGTTGGATGTCCCGGAGCGTCAGGACGCCGTGCCTGATGGCCCTGGCGACGGCGTGGGCCCGGCCCGTCGCGCCGAGCTTCCGGCTGGCGCGCTGCAGGTGGGACTTGACGGTGTTCTCGGTGAGGTACAGCTCGCGGCCGATCTCGGCGTTGGACTGGCCGTTGGCGACGCCGCGCAGGATCTGCGCCTCGCGGACGGTCAGGCGCTGGCCCAGGCGGGCCGTGCAGCTGGTGGCGGAGGTCACGATGCGGCTCCTGTCGACTGGGTGGGCCGGAGGTGGATCTCACCGGGCGGCACCGTGGTGTCGGTCAGGACCGGAACAGTCGGCACGTCGAGGCGTCCGATCTGACCGCCCCACACGGTGCGCGAACGGTCATCCCCCGGCACGACCATCCGCCGCAGCACCCCGAGCGTGCCCGGGTGAACGACGGCCTCCTCGAACGGATCGGCGCGCACCACCGTCAGCCCGGCCTCCTCGGCCATGGCGGTGAACGCGGTCGCCAACTTGGCGCGCTCGGCATCGACTTCGGCACGGGCAGCGTTCGCCAGCTGCAGCATCGCGGCGAAGGTCAGATCGGTCACTGGTCGGTCTCCTCATCGTTGGGGTGGTGTTCGCGCCACAGGGCTACGGCCCAGATGGTGGCGAGGACGAGCAGCGGGAACGCCACCAGCTCGGCGAACACCCGCAGGTCGGGCCAGAAGTCAGGCGTCACGATCGCTCCGCTTCGGGGGCTTGGGCATTTCGCGGGACCCGGCACGCGCCAGGCCGGCCACAACCAGCAGCACCAGCAGCGCGGCCACGATCAACACCGCCAGCACAACGGCGGTCACAATCGGCCCCCCACCGAGGGAATGCCGAGCGGGTTCCGTGCGCCCTGCTCGGCATTCGCTTCCGTCATCGACTGGATCTGGAAGTCGACCGGTGCCGGAACGCCAGCAGCCTTGGCAATCAGGTCGGACAGGGCGATGCTGAGCAGCAGCCCGATCCGGCCGCTGAACGGCGCCGCCTCGTCGTCGGGGAGGATCAACCTGAGGTCGACATCCCGGTATGCGGCGGTGCGCAGGGCCGAGCCAACGAGGTACACAGGGCACCCGAAGGCAGCGGTGATGGGACGGCAGGCCCAGTCGAGCCGGTGGAAGTCGGGTGGACTGAGGTAGCAGGTGCGGGCGGCTGGCTCGGCGGCCATGACGGGCTCCTTCGGGGGTCAGTTGGCGGTGTCGGCGCAGCACTCGGCGCGCCAGCCAGTACGGACGTCCATGCGGATCGCGGCGCCAGGCTGGAAGCGCTCACCGCAGTGCTCGCAGGTACCAGGCCACTGGGCGGCGATCCAGCCCCGGCCGGATGCGAGGAGCCGGGCCCGGTCCTTGAGCGTCTGCTGCTCGGGGTCTTGGTGGCCGAGGCAGTGCGCGCACATGTCGGCGGGGAGGTCGGTGATGTCGCAGCGGGGCATGACGCTCCTTCGGGTGGGTGGTGGGCCCGCTGTGTGCGGGCCCGGTAGAGACAGTCAGGCGGCAGCGGCCGTCAGATGCCGTGCAGGACAGCCCGCAACCGGGCCCCAATCCACGCCCCGACCTGCGGCGAGACAGCGTTGCCGAAGCCGTCGACCTGGTCACGGGCGCTACCCCAGACGACGAACGAGCCCTCGTAGCCAGGGAAGTTGACATCGAACCCGCAGCCGCGGCCGATCTCGTACTCCCGCATCATCCGGAAGTAGCAGTCCTCCAACCGCAACTGGCTCAGGGTGGCCCGCCACTCAGCCGTGAGCAGCGCGGTGGTGTCGTGGGCGGTGAGGGTGCCGAGAGAGTCGGTCAGGGGATGCGGCGCGGTCTCGTTCCCGGTGGAGCCGTTCTGCTTGTACCAGCCGGAGAACAGCAGGCCGGGGATCTGATCGGACGTCACGGTCGGCATCGACTCGCTGTGCACCGTCGGCAGGGTGTTCTTCCGGAACGGCACCACCCCGGTGGACAGCATCGCCATCGTCTCGGAGCCGCCCTGCGTCGGCAGCGGTTCGCCGACACCGCGGGGCGCGCCCTGGAAGTTGTCGACAGCGATCGCCAGCTGCCCGGTGGACAGGAGCGCGGTCTCCTGCTGGCTCGTCTGGGTCGCCATCGGCTGCCACGGGTGCCGCTCGGAGCCGTGCACGGCCTTGGCCGGCATCAGCACCGCGGGGAAGTCGGCGAACCGCTGGCGGCAGCGTTCCGCGCGGGCCATCGTCGCCTCGGCAAGGGGCCTGGGGCGGTCGCCGATGCGGGTGCCGAGGACGGACAGGTCCAGGGCGGCCAGCGACGGGGTCATTGGCGGAACGACCGGTCGGTGGCACCTGGGGCAGCAGTACTCGTACTGCTTGCCGTAGCGCACCGACCCGGTGGGCGGCAGGCCGGTCTTCCACGACCACACGGCCTCAACGTCCCGGTCGCACCGGTGGCAGCGCGCCACCGGCCGGTGGTCCAGGTCGGGTGCGGGCAGCGACTTGTCCCAGAACACCCAGTAGGCCCGGTCGCGGGACTGCGGTACCCCGAAGAACATGCTGTTGAGGTAGAGGACCTTGTCGAACCGGTAGCCGAGCACGTCGAACTGCTTGAGCCACCACCGGTAGGTGGAGCCGTCCCCGACCTTCGGCCGGCCCGGAATCGCGGGCCCCCAGGAGGTGAGCTCGGTGGTGCACTCGACGAGGATCAGCCGCGGGTGGTGCTGGGCGGCGTAGTGCAGGACACAGTTCGCGGTGGCCCGGTCCCGCTCGGACTTGGTGACCCGCGCCTCGTAATCCGGATCTTCCAGGTCGAACAGGGAAACGCCCTGCGCGTAGGCCTTCTGGGTGTTGGCCTGGGAGTGGTTGACGCAGCTCACTCCGGCGACGAGGAGATCGGCCGCCGGGAGGTCGCGGGCGGAGTGGTAGTCCGCTGCCTCGGGGTCGACCAGGTCGGCTATCCAGTGTTCGGCGTTGGGGTGGTTCGCCTCGTGGACCTCGACCTTGTAGGGGTTGTGGTTGGCGGCCATGATCGTGGTGAATCCGGCCATTTCGATGCCACGGGTCAGGCCTCCGAACCCGGAGAACAGGTCGACTGCGATGAGGTCGTCGTTGCGGAAGCGGCGGCGCTTGGTGGCCGGCCGGTGGGTAGCAGTGCGACGAACGGTCGTGGTCTGGCTCACGGCGGTGCTCCTTCCGGGGTGGGGTGGTGCGGGGTGGTGGCGGCCACCCCGCAGGACGATCAGGCAGACGGCTGGGCGGTGCGCGTCGGACACGAGGGGTAATGGCAGGGGTGGACGTAGGTCTGGCAGCCACACCCCGGAGCGTCGGCGGCCTGGGCCGCGCGGTAGTCGGCGACGTGGTCGGGATGGAGGGGCCCGTCGAGCCACGGGAGCAGGTCGAGACCGACGCCGACCGGGTCGTCGCCGGAGCTGATCTGCTCGACGTAGGCCTGGATGTGGTGGAGGCGGCAGTGCGCGGCTTCGGTCTGCTGCCGGGCCTGCTCCAGCTCGGCGGCGAGTGCGCTGATGGCGGGTGCGACGGCAGGCCAGTCATCACCGTGCGCGCCGTTCTGCCCGGCCGCTTCGAGTACATCGCGGGCTTCGGCGAGCAGGGCTTCGCGCTCGATGGCGCCGACCTGAAGGGTCTCCGCCTGGTCGCGGAAACGGTCCAGCTCAGGCTGCACGACGGCGAGCATCGCGTGGACCAGGCCGACGCGCTGGGCCCTGGGCTTCATGGCGTCAGCGGTGATCGCAGCGGCAACGGCGTCCACGAGCTGCTGGTCGGTGAGCGGAACGGCGGTCATCGGGACTCCAAGGCGGTGGCGTTGCGGGCAGCTTCCTGGGCCTCGTACTCGGTCCACACCTCGGTGTAGGCGGCGTCATGGGCCTCATCACCGGCCGGGCAGACGGCGCGCTCGGCGTTCTCGGTGGCCGCCCAGTCATGGTCGCGGGCGTCCTCGGCGGCGTGCTCGGGGTCCTCGTGGTGGAGGATCGTGCCGCTGTAGTCGTTCTCGTGCTCGCCGCCGCAGACGTCGCAGATGACGGTGAAGCAGGTGTGACGCTTGGTGGCCATCGGTCAGCCCTCCTGGGCGGTTTCGAAGCGGGTCACCGCGTCGGCGGCAAGCAGAGCAGCGTGCTGGTCGTCGTCGCACACGACTCGGCCGTCAGCGAGCTGTGACCAGCCCTGCAACTTGGCGCACGCCAGCGCGGCGGCCTCGCCGTTGCAGTGCCACGGGCCGTCGTCGGCTTCGCCGTACGTGTAGCCGCACAGGTCGCAGGCGACGAGGACGCAGGTGACGGTGCGGAAGGCCACGGCTCAGCCCTCCTGGACGGTCGAGGCGGCGGCGAGCACCGGCGTCGGCTGCGAAGCCTTGGCCCGGTCGTAGGCGGCGACGCCCCAGACGATCGCGTGACAGCACCACACGAAGTGCCAGGCGTAATCAGTGACGGCCCACTCGGTCGGATCGAACGTGAACGGCTGCTCGTCGCGCGGGGCGTCGTCGGGCCGGTAGCTGAACTGCCGGACGCCAGCCAGGGCGTCACCCTCATCCCCCAAGCACCAGCCGGCGTAGTCGCCGAGGAGTTCGTCGTCCAGCTCCTCGCGCAGGCCGTCCATGTAGGCGGCGGACGCGGCACGCACCTCATCGGCGATGCTCTCGGGCAGCTGGCCGTCGGCAACGCCGAGCTCCTCGGCCCGCTCGCTCATGCGCCCGGCGAGGTCGCCCTCGGCCTCGGCGGTCAGATCGTCGGCAATGTGCTGGCGGAGCAGATCCTCCGAGTAGGCGCGAATCCCAGACCGCGCATCCGCCGCGTCGAGCTTCTCCTCCCAGTACTGGAGGTTCGGGCCGCCGCGGTAGGCGGACCTGCGGAAGAAGTCGAGCATGTCCTGGCTGCGGCTGAACGTGTAGCTGCCCATGTCGCCCTTGATGGTCAGGCTGCCGGGCCAGCTGATCAGGTCGAACCAGCAGTGCCCGGTGCCGGGCTGCTGGAGGTGCAGGTGCCGGTACAGGCCGTCCTCGTGGAGGATCGTCAGCTTGTGCTTGGCGGTGTCGCGCTTGAAGGCGGCGGCGACGCGGGTCTCGATCGGCTCGGCGGGCTGGGTGTTGGTCATCGTTGCTGCTCCTGGGTGGTGTCGTTGGCGCCGTTTGGTGTTGAGGCGGCGGCTTCGGTGCGGCTGGGGTGGGGGGTTGGGATGGTGCGGCGTGTGTGGCGGAGTCGGCAGGGTTTGCCGGGGGCCGCTGCGCAGTGGGGGCAGGGGAGGGCCAGGGCGGGGTTCTGCGGGCCTCGGAGGGCGTCGCGTAGCTCCTGGGGTGCGGGGCGGCCCATCAGGCGCTCCAGCGGCGGTCTGCGCCGGTCATGGTGACGATGTCGGTCATCTCGACGAGGCGGCTGACG